TAAAGTAAAGTAAAGTAAGTTAGTNTATTGTNACACTACTCTTTTTTTATTAGCCTTTTAAGCCAGATTTATTAATGATAATATCATCAATTAAGCCGTAATCTTTTGCTTCTTGTGCAGTCATGAAATTATCACGATCTGTATCGCGAGCAATGACTTCATATGGTTGACCAGTTTTCTCAGCCATAATCGTATTCATACGTTCTTTGATTTTTAAAATGTGGCGAGCAGCGATCTCGATTTCAGTTGCTTGACCTTGAGCACCGCCAAGTGGTTGGTGAATCATAATTTCAGCGTTTGGCAAGGCAAAACGTTTGCCATTTGCACCAGCTGTTAGTAAGAATGAGCCCATGGAAGCTGCCATACCCATGCCGATTGTTTGTACGTCCGCTTTAACGAAATTCATTGTATCGTAAATGGCCATACCAGCTGAAATACTTCCACCTGGAGAATTGATGTACAGGAAAATATCTTTTTCAGGATCTTGTGCATCTAAGAATAATAATTGAGAAACGATGGAATTCGCCACGTTGTCATCAATTGCAGATCCTAACATAATAATTCTGTCTTTTAATAAACGGGAATAAATGTCATATGCACGTTCACCGCGGCTAGTTTGTTCAATTACTGTTGGAATTAAGTTCATATCAAGATTCCTCCTGTTAAATGTAAATTTTAAATTAGCTTTGTTTATATCATACACGAATGGTCAAACTAGGTCAAACGATAAAGTCTGAAGCGAATTATTTCTATAAAATTTAACAAAAAGGTATAATGAACTATACTGAAAGGAAGGTGCATCATGAAGAAAATGACGAAGATTGGAATGTTTTTTGCTGTGTTTACGTTAGCTGTAGTTCTTTTTCAAACAACTGCTTCAGCTCATGGATACATATCAAAACCGGCAAGCCGTGTTTATTTAGCAAACAAAGGGATTAATGTTGGGGTCGGATCAGCGCAATATGAACCACAAAGCGTGGAAGCTCCAAAAGGTTTTCCAATAAGTGGACCTGCTGACGGGAGTATTGCAGGGGGAGGCAAATATTCGCTGTTAGACGAGCAATCTGCAAGTCGTTGGGCAAAAGTAGATATAGAATCTGGCCCATTAACTGTAGAATGGACGTTGACTGCGCCACACAAAACAAGCAGTTGGCAATATTTTATTACTAAAAAAGGTTGGGACCCAAATAAACCACTAACAAGATCATCGTTAGAGCCACTTGCAACGATTGAAGCTGATGGAAGTGTACCTAATGCTTTAGCAAAACAAGAAATTAATATCCCAAATGATCGGTCAGGATACTATTTAATACTTGGCGTTTGGAACATTGCGGATACAGGTAATGCGTTCTATCAAGTTATTGATGCAAATATTATTAATTCTGATATAACACCAGTTGCTGACACAGAAGAGCCAACGAAACCGACAAATTTAGCAGCGACAACTACCACTAAGACTGTAAGTTTGGCCTGGAATGCTTCTACTGATAATGTAGGAATCAAAGGTTATGAAATTTTACGTGACGGAGTAGTAATTGGAGAAAGTCAAACAGCTTCTTATGAAGATACAACTGTAGAATCAAATACCGCATACACTTACACTGTTCGGGCAAAAGATTTCGCCGGAAACAAATCTACATTAAGCAATAGTATTAATGTGACGACAAAAGAAGTGCCAGCAGTGGATAATGAAGCACCAACAGCACCGAAAAGTTTAATGTCACATGGTCAAACGGATACAACTATTGCTCTTTGTTGGCAAGCCTCAACAGATAATGTAGAAGTGAAAAATTATGAAATTTATCGTAATAATACAAAAATAGCAACATCCACAAAAACCATGTTTGAAGATACAAAACTAGCCAGCAATACAAGCTATAATTATAAAGTTTATGCAGTAGATACATCTGGCAATCGTTCATTAGTAAGCAATGAAATCACTATTAAAACAAAAACGCTAGACCCACTGAACACCTGGAAATCGGACCAAATTTACAATGCAGGTGACCAAGTTTACTATAACGGAGTAGCTTATACAGCAAAATGGTGGACAAAAGGTAACACTCCAGATACAAGTGATGTTTGGCAAACAGCAAGTACAGATATCCAAACCTGGAATGTTCAAAAAGCCTATAATGGCGGAGATAAAGTTACGTATAACGGAAAAACATACCAAGCGAAATGGTGGGTACGAGGTGAGAAGCCTGATAGTTCATCCATTTGGACATTATTAAATTAATACTTGAGCCAGCAAATCTTCGGAGGCGCTGGCTTCTTCATTTAAAATAAAACTTGTAAAACACTACGAATTTCGCTATAATTATTATTCGTACGGTAAGCATTTCTGGCATACATATAGCCCTCGTGGTGCAACGGATAGCACGTAAGATTCCGGTTCTTAAAATGGGGGTTCGATTCCCTCCGAGGGCATAAAATAAAGCGCTATAAACGTTGGTAATACAATGTTTATAGCGCTTTTTGTTTTCATAAAGTTCAAATAAAGTGCAAAAAAATTTAGATTTCATTAATCTTATTCATTAACTCACTGATTTTGTATGATTCTTTTTGTTCCATTTCATCAATTACATGTGAGTAGGTTTCTAAAGTCGTTACTATAGTATTATGTCCCAATCTTTTAGACAAATATTTAATATTACAATCATTATATAAAAGGAGCGTAGCGTGAGTGTGACGTAATCCATGAATGCTAATGTCTTTATTGAAACCTAATTTTTTACAGTAACGTTTTAACGACTTATTTATAGCGTTGTTGGAAGGCGGGAAACAATTGCCGTTTATAAAGACTAATTTGTTTTTATTGAATGTTGAATCCTTTAACTTTTCAGCTGATTGATAAACTTTAATCTTATTTAACATAGAAAGGGTATTATCATCAATAGTAATAATTCTATTAGACGAATAGTTTTTTGTATTACTAAAAGCATTTGTATTTTTATAGTCCCAAGTTTTATTTATTTTTATAGTTTTTTGCACAAAATCGATACAATCCCATGTCAATCCAATTATTTCAGAAAATCTTGCTCCAGAAGCTATTGCAAATAAAATAACTGATATTGAAGAGTGGATAGGGTTGAAATGATTATTTAATTCTTTTACTAATTTTTTTACTTGTACCTCTGATAGAGATTTTAAATCTTTATACGTCGTTTCATCGTCTGGAATAATAACACGAGCTGTCGGATCACGTAAAATAACGCCTTCATAAACCATTTCTCTAATAAAAGACCTAACATAAACGTGTCGTTTTCTTGTAGTTTCCTTCGCATGTGTTTTCGCAAATTCATTAATAGCTTTTTGATATGTCGTTCTATTTACATCATTTATCTTTAATCCAGCAAAATATTTTTCACAGAATTTTATCGCATAATCATAATGTTTATCATTTTCTACTGATTTTTTTTGTTTGCGAAAAGTTGTATACCAGTCTTTAAAAGCCTCGATAAAATTTTCTTCACCTGCATTTATATCAACACCGCGATGCAACTTTTGCTCCATTTCAGATGCAGCTAACAAAGCTAGTTTTTTTGTTGGAAATCCACTTTTACTTTTCACTTTATACTTTCCAGCTTCTTTATAGGAAACTCGATATTTCCAGCCAGTCTCAGTTTTTACAATGTTGGCCATCAATAACACTCCTTTCGCACATACGTTCTTTTTTCGGTAAAAAGAAAAGCCCAGAGGCTTTCTTTAGTTTACACTTGGTGTATATTTTTTTCGAATTTCTACAGCTTTAGTAAGATAATCATCTATATCAGATTGTAGTTCTTTGATTTCAAGATTAAAATTGTCATCATCGAATGTATTTGCTCCTCTGGTGGTAACTTGTGCATTTAATTTAATAGTCATGGTTTCTAATTTCGAAATGGCGTCACTTATATTAGAAACATAGGCTTCATTGACATCAGTTAATGAAGAATCACTTTCAATTTCCTTTTTTAATTCACTTAATTTATTTTCTAAGTTACTAAGGTTGTCAAGTACTTCTTGCCTATTGTCATTACTGAAAGTGTCAATGTTCGGTATTTTATCAATTGAACCATCCCATAATATAGTATATGTGTTTTTTAATTTTTTCTCATAACTCATACCTGTTTGGTAGAAATTATCATTTTTTTGTTCATTTTCTTGTGCTTCTTTTTCACTATTTCCGCACCCAACTAAAAAAATACTAAAAGCCAATAAAAAACCCGTTAATAAAACCATCCCTTTTTTCATCTTATCCGCTCCCTTTGTATTACCAAAAGCTGAATAAGTCTTCCAAAAGTCCTTTGGTAAGGAGTTTTTAGATTCTTTATACTCCAAATTAGAGTTTTCGGGTTTTAGCTTATCGTTTATATTTAAATCTTTCATAAATTCACCTTCTTAAGTATATTGGAGTTAAATCAGCAGAAAATCTGCAGAAAAATAAGCTAAAAAATAAGCTTATAACTTACTTAGTTAAGAAAACAAAACAAAAATCAGCAGAAAACCTGCAGAAAATCTGTTGAAAAAATGCGGAAAGGTAAAAAGAAAAGCCCGGAGGCTCTCTTTAGTTTACTTCAATTCCTATATTATCATTTAGCTCATTAACAATTTTTTCACTACTTTTTTTATCCGTTGTTATTTTATTAGCTTCAATATCATTTAATGCTTTAAAATTTTGATTTATTAGCACCATTTCAGTATCGGTAATTTCACGAGAATATTTGATTGCATTTTTTGGAATGCCTATTATAGACACATTTTCATACAGCAATACGCTTTGCACATTTTCTTTTTTCTCTTTTTGGTTTAAATCTTTGTTAATAGTCGTTTTTAACTTATTTCCATTTTCAACAATATCATTTATTACTTCATTTCCATCTTTTGCAGGATTAAATGTTGTAATCGTTGTGTACAGACTACGCGCTTCTTCTTCGTATTCTTGAATATTATCGAAATCCTTTTTATCAATAGTTACTCCAGCATAGCTATATTCTTTTTCTTCATTTGCTTCACTGCATGAAACCAATCCAAATGAAACCACTAATAAAGTCAAACAGAAAAGTATTTTCTTCATTTTCATTCTCCCTTTATATTTTATTTTCCTTTGAGCTTCATATTAGTTTTATCAAAAGCACTACTTCCAGCCATCTTTGTCTCGTCCTCATATCTTAGCTCAACCATAGGCTTCTGATTGTTATCTCCACCAAAGAGCGTACCTAGAGCACGTTGCTGTATTTCGCTTCCTAAATAATCAACATTTTTTTGTTTAGTTGCTTCATCTTGATATTTTAAATCTTGAGATACGTACGCAATTAACATATCATATTCATTTTCAAATGGAACCACTTTTATTAGTACCCCGCTCGAATCAGAAATCAAGCGATCAATTGACTCATTAAATAACTCTATACTATCTGATGTAATTTTAGAGGGTGTAGATACATCATCTTGAGCAGGTTCTTCTGCTTGCTCGTCCTCGGCAGCGTCTTCTTGAGCGGGTTTTTCCGTTTGCTCATCTTGGACAGTATTCTTTTTTTGCTCATTTGCTGTAGTTTCTTCTGGATTATTAATAACATAGTTATACATCTGTACAACTCTTATTAGTGAAAAGGTGATTAGAAATATAGCGGATATAGTCAATATTATTGTGTATTTTCGTCTGTTTTCATTTTTAACAACTTTTACTATCCCGAATATTAAGGAAGCTAGTGCCACCAAGTATATTATTACCCAAAAGCTGTAAAATAAAATAACTAAAAATAATATAGCAAGAGCCCAAAACCACCATTTTTTTAACAAGTAACTATACTTACTCATCCCGTTATCTCCTTTTTATAAAAACATAATTATTAAAATTACTATGACAGGAATAGTTATCAACAATGTCATTAAACAACCACATCCTGACATTAATTTACCAGATTCTTCCATAAAAGCGCCGACTTTTTGCGCTTTTTCGTTGTTGCTTGTTTGATAAGTTATTGGAGCTAAACAGCCAGGACATTCAGTTTCCCTGTTATCTAATGCATGGCCGCAATTCGGACAATACATTTTTCCATCTCCCTTTTTATATGTACCAATCTGCGGCCGCAAACTGGTTACATAGTTATATTTTATTCAAAAGTCTTGCGACGTCTTCCAATTTATCGCTTTGACTTAATCTACTATCAATAACTATGAAAACTTCCTTTTTTAAAGTGAATGAACAAGAAGTAAATTCGTGTTCTAGTATCACTACATCATGTTGCATGTTCAGTTCATCTAGTTTTTTCATGTATTTATACCCCGTTGATTTTATTGCAACGTTGCACTTACATTATACATAATTTTTGTGGAATATATCACGTTTTCACACAATGTTAATAATTAACTTCAATAACAAGTAATTAAGTTACAAGTCAAGTGGTTTAATAGTAAATAAATTACACATTACTTCTTTTTTTGTTGCTCGTAATATTCAATAAATGTTTTGACCGCTTTAACAGCCTCTTCGTCATCCATGACACGTGCAGCAACTGCTTTGAAGTCCGGATTCTCTTCTACAAACTTTGCCACGTCAGCATCTTTCTTTGCAGCGATGTCCGTGATATCTATTTCCTCTTCATTAGCATATTTTTTTCTTTTTTCTTCTATATAAGCGAGAATTTCCTCCATTTCCTCTTCTGTTGCGTCAGGGTCAATATGTGCTGCAATAGTATCAATTATCTTATTTGATTCTCCGCCTAACAAATAGTCTGTTGAAACATTGAAATATTTAGCAATTTTCATCAACGTTTGATAATCTGGTTCCCTTGAACCTTGTTCGTAATTAGCGATTTGCCCCCTAGAAAATCCTAGTTCCTCAGCTAATTTATATTGAGAATAGCCTTTTTTCTTTCGTAATTCAGCTAATTTTTTACTAAACATTTTATGCACCTTCTTTACTTTATATATATATTATAAGAAACAATTAGTTTCTAGTCTATGTTTTTTTGCAGTAGAAACAAAAAGTTTCTAAAAAGGTTGACAGAAACATAATGTTTCTGATATAGTGTATTTATAAAGAAACATAATGTTTCTCAGGAGGTGAAAAATATGAGAGATAAACTCGTTGAACTTAGGAAACAGAAAACAAGACAGGAAGTTTCAAAAGATTTAAATATAACTCCTCAGATGCTTGGCGCTATCGAGAGAGGAGATAGGACTCCTTCTTTGAAATTAGCTAATAAAATTGCAAGTTACTATGACGTACCTATTGAAGATATTTTTTTTAATCATAAAGACACGTTTTGTGTCTAAATTTAAAACCACCAAAAATAGGAGGCTAGAAAATGAAAGTAGGAGACATTTTAGAAATTGCGGGACGAGTAGTTGGAAGAATTGAGGAAACAACTGAAGGCACACTGCTTGTTAGGAAGGGTTATGTAACTTATCAAGGTGGACAAAAAGTTATTGTGCTTACCAAACAAGCAGTGTACTTAGATAGCGAAACAATTAAAAATGCATATTGGATTAAAACAATAGATTCATCGATTATTTCGGAAACCGTTAATCTCATTGCCTGCGACAACTTGATTCGCGAATTCCTGGACATGTAAATTTACCAGTTCGTGACCATCTACATGTTCTACTACATTAACTAGGTAATGCGGTGCTTTTATATTGGTACTTGAAATGACGTCACCTTTTCTAGGTAAATAATAGAGTTCCATATTTTGAAGAACTTTCCCTTCTTCAATTAGCGAAACTTTAATCATAATATCACCTCCAATCAAACTAATTATAGCAGATTGGAGAGTAACCAAAAACAGGAGGCTAAACCATGTTAAGCGAAAAAGCAAAGGAAGCACGGAGAGTATACCAACAACAGTGGAGAGATAAGAACAGAGAACATGTAAGAGAATATAGCAGGAAATGGCGTGAGGAAAACCAGGAAAAACAAGAAGCTGCTATTAATAGATACTGGGAGCGCAAAGCGAATGAGTTAATCGCAAACTAATAAAGGAGGCTAGAAAATGACTGTTGATGAAAAAAATGAAGCTTTAAAAGTTGAAAAAGAAATCAGAGAATTAAAGAAAAGGGCTATAGACATTGGCGTAAGTAATCTGGAAAAACATATTAAAATTGGAGATTCTGCCATGGTTGCAGCCATAGCAGAAATCCTAAAATAAATCATTTTGGTAGAGCTTCGTACAAATGTAAAAAGTCTTTGGCAACTTTTTCAGCAGAAACTTCTGTGCTCCCGATAGAAGTTTGACCGATTGTGTTATTAATTCGAGCATTATGTTCTAACATTGCTTTAATTAATTCCAAAGAAAGATTTGCTTTTTCGTAATCCAAAATAATCACCTCCAATCAAACTAATTATAGCAGATTGGAGAGTAACCAAAATGGGAGGCTAGAAAATGAGTAACGAAGAGTTAACTTTGTCAATCAAAACTAGTCAAAGAGAAGATGGGTCTGCATATAATGCCATTCAACTTGGTGACTGGAAAGTAGGACGATTTGTAACAGGTGTTCATTTAGAAATACTGGGCGGTAAACGACCAAAGTTAATTATTGAATGCTATCCAGAAAGAATAGATGTGGATGGTTTAGAAGTAGAGGCTTTTTTAAAACAAATAGAGGAGGAAGAAAAATGAATAACATCAAACAAGCAATTATTAAATTAGAAACAATTTTAGAAAATGGTAATGAAAAAGAGAATAGATTATTCGTTAAGTACAACACTATAAAAAACATTTTAGATTTACTTGAAAAAGATCAAGAGCTAAAAATCATCGAAATGGAAGTAGAGCTGAATGGAGTAGAGGATTCCATAGAAAACGCCGCTTTGTTAGAAAAGAGATTAAGTGAAGCCAAATCTTTGGTGGAAGACTTGGCTAACACTATAAACTCGTTAGAAATTAAGGTGAAGTGATTTACGTGATTTTCACAGTAAATTCATTCCCGCAATCGGGACATGTGTTTACTCCGGGTTTAACTGTAAATACATGCGAACATTCGGGACAGGTCCCTTCCGTTCCATTTTTAATAATATCTTCCTTGGCGATTTTTAGGCTTTGTTCTTTAATTTGTCTCTCTAATTTTTTTGAATCAAATTTAATTTTAACTCCCATTTTACCCACCTCCCTTCACAAAAACTATAACACTGTGAAAGGGCGAACAGAAAGGAGAACAAAATGTCAAATTTACAAGTAATTGCAAATGAAATGTTACCAGTTTTAGAAAATGAAAAAGGCGAGAAATTTGTAAATGCACGGGAACTACATCAAAGCTTGCAAGTCGGTAAAAAATTTGCTACTTGGATTACCGATAAGTTTAGTAATTACGGATTTTTAAAGGATGAAGACTATTTCCCAATTTTGGGAGAAAGTACATTTGGCAGACCTCGAACAGAATACTTACTAACTTTAGACACTGCTAAAGAATTAGCAATGGTACAAAACAACGAAATGGGTCGAGCAATTAGAAAATACTTCATTGAAGTAGAAAAACAAGCGAGGAAATTAGCAACTGAATATCCAGCATTTTCTTACATGATAGATGACCCAGTCGCTAGAGCTAAAAAGTGGATTGAGGAGCAACAAGAGAAGCAAGAAGCATTAAAGCAAATCGAGGAACAAAAACCGAAAGTGATTTTTGCAGATGCTGTACAAACGAGCGAGAATACAGTTTTAGTAAAAGACTTAGCGACAATCCTTAAACAAAATGGCTTAGATATTGGGCAAAACAGGCTTTTTGAATGGCTAAGAGGAAGCGGATATTTGCTAAATAAAGGGACTTATTATAACAAGCCATCGCAAAAGGCAATGAACTTGGGATTATTCGAGCAAAAAACGCATATTCATACAGATAGGAATGGATTAATGGTGACAACATACACGCCGAGAGTAACCGGCAAAGGTCAAGTATACCTATTAAACAAACTACTTGAAGAACATGGTTTAGTTTTAAGCTAAGCACCGCCTACCACAACGGTGCTTACAGACAACTTAGTCACTGGGGAGCGACTAACAATAGTATATAACGATAAGTTGTTAATTAGTCGCTGAAAAAATAACAAAAAAGGATTGAGATATTATGTTTCAAAAATCAACATATGCACAAAATGCGATGCGAGTTTTAGCAGAAACTCATTCGCAAAAAGAACTAGCGATAGATAGTTATGTAACACCAGCCTTAATTAGTAATCAGACGAAAGGTAAACGAACGGTTTCACTTGAACAAGCGGAACAGTTAATCGACAGCTATAACGAACCACAGAGTACTTATTTATTCGCACATGAATTTTCAAATGGAATGATACCACCTTTACTAAACGGTCTAGACAGTCACCACGCGGCTTTAACTTGTCGCTTTGAACTAGAGGCGGCAGAGGCAGTCAACGCGTTAAGAAGCGGATTAGAAACGATGACATACTGCTTGAGAAAAGGTGACATGTTACAACGAGAAGCCGCTAAACAAGCTATTGCAGAAATAACAGATGTGATCGCAACAGCGTTAACGCTAAATACAAGTATAGCGAAGGCATTCAACATTAATTTACAACAAATTTTAGAAAATCGAGATAAATACTATTTAAAGTCTGGACTAGTAAAGGAGTGATAAAAATGGCTTTGGTATGGGGACTTGATGATTTTGCTCGAGAAACAGGTTTGGAAAAATCTTTTGCCCGTGATTGTGTTTTGAACAACCCCCGATTTGTAGATGAATTAGATATAACAAAAGGCGGGTTTGTAGTATATGCAGATGGTAAAGGAAAGCAGTGGTATATCGAGCCGGAACGCATGGAGAAATTTATTAAAGAACATTGGATAGAAATTTTCAGAATGAAGGTCAACAGATGAAGAATCAAATTTCATTTAGCGTTCTAGTAATAATTGCAGGCGCGTTGTTGTTACTCAATATATATTACTTGGTTTCAATATTTTTACTTTAGGAGGTTGAAGAAATGGCAGAGCGAATTTTTCGTAAAAAGACGATTTTCGGGGATAGCGAGATTTTCATAGACGACAGAACAAAAATGATTGCTAATCCGACTTTCAGACAGAAGATAGCACTAATTGAAACAGGTTGCGAAAAAATGACAGACTATATCGAAGAGCTAAAACTAAAAGGCTATGAGGAGGTCACGCGCTAATGGATGTTTTTGCAGTAATAATTTTAGTTTCATTCATGTCTGTAATCGCAGGCTACTGGCTGAGAGGAAGTGATAAACGTGGTTGAAAACCCGCTTGTGGTTGATGATCTTTGGAACGATGATTTTAGACATTAAAAAAGCACGCATAGCAGTGCGCGCTTAAGGGATTTGAGATATTAACTTAATAAAATTATACCTCAACCCATTAAATAAATCAATGGAGGGAAAATGATGGCAGTTTCAAAAGAAAAAACAATGCATATCTTAACAAGCATCAAAGATATGGATAGGACGCAATGGTTGTTAACTCGTCGGCAAGGCATCGGCGGAAGTGATGCAGGAATAATCATGGGATTAAACAAATATAAGACAGCTTTCGAGCTGTGGCTAGATAAGACGGGTCAAATATTACCAGACGAATCAGCGGGAGAAGCAGCATACTGGGGAAATCAAATGGAAGAAGTTGTAGCAAAGGAATTCGAAAAGAGAACAGGCAAAAAAGTTAGGCGTAGTAATATGATGTATCAGCATCCAGAACATGATTTCATGCTTGCAAACGTTGACAGATTTATCGTAGGAGAAGACGCACTTTTGGAATGTAAAACAGCCTCAGCTTATCTTGCGAAAGAATGGGAGTCGGATGAGGTTCCAGCGACTTATTTAGTGCAAATACAACACTATTTAGCGGTAACAGGAAAAAGCAAAGCTTATGTGGCTGTCTTAATTGGCGGGAATAAATTTATTTGGAAAGAGATTGAACGCGACGAAGAATTAATCAATCAAATTATCGCTTTTGAGTTAGATTTTTGGGAAACGAACATAAAAGGACATGTAGCACCTGCGTTAGATGGTTCAAGTGCTGCAGAAAAATATTTAAAAGATCGTTTTGCTAAGTCAGAAGATAAACAAGTTATTTTATCAAAAACATACAACGATTATTTGGCTGAAAGAGCAAATTTAGAACGCGATATAAAGCTCTTAGAAACACGAAAAAAAGAAATTGATAATAATATCAAGAATGATTTAAAAGAAGCTGAAACGGGCATTACAGACGATTTTACGATTACATGGAAGCTTGTTACGACTTCAAGAGTAGATACTAAACGTTTAAAAGAAGAACATCCAGATATTTACAAAAAATTACAGAAAGAATCTAGCTATAGAAAATTTGCAGTGAAGGAGAATAAATAATTATGGCAACTAACGATGAATTAAAAAATCAATTAGCAAACAAACAAAATGGAGGACAAGTAGCAAGCGCACAATCATTAGGTTTAAAAGGATTGCTAGAAGCGCCGACAATGCGCAAGAAATTCGAAAGTGTACTAGATAAAAAAGCACCTCAATTTTTAACTTCCCTTTTAAATCTTTATAACGGTGACGACTATTTACAAAAAACTGACCCGATGACAGTCGTTACTTCTGCGATGGTAGCGGCAACCCTAGATTTGCCGATTGACAAAAATCTAGGGTATGCGTGGATTGTCCCTTATGCAGGTAAAGCGCAATTCCAATTAGGCTATAAAGGTTACATTCAGTTAGCATTACGCACAGGACAATATAAAAGTATTAATGTTATTGAAGTACGAGAAGGCGAATTATTGAAATGGAATCGACTTACTGAAGAAATAGAGCTGGATTTAGACAATAACACAAGTGAAAAAGTTGTCGGTTACTGTGGGTATTTTCAATTAATTAATGGCTTTGAAAAAACAGTATATTGGACACGCAAAGAAATAGAAGCGCATAAAAAGAAATTTAGTAAGTCGGATTTTGGCTGGAAAAAAGATTACGACGCGATGGCTAAAAAGACTGTTCTTAGAAATATGTTAAGCAAGTGGGGTATCTTATCCATCGACATGCAAACAGCTGTCACAGAGGACGAAGCAGAGCCTAGAAATCGCAAAGACGTTACAGAAGATGAATCAATACCAGATATCATAGATGCGCCCATAACGCCGTCTGACACGTTAGAAGCTGGTTCGGAGGTTCAAGGGTCAATGATCTAAATGAAAGGAGAAAAGGAGCATGTCTAGTGGTTGGATAAAAATTTATCGTTCTCTACAAGAACATTGGATTTGGGAGAATGAAAAATATTTAAAATGGTGGTTGGATTTGCTCCTTTTAGCCAATCACCAAGATAGGGATATTTTGATAAACGGAGAGTTAATAACGATAAAAAGAGGACAAAAACATACATCTGAATTATGGCTTTCAAATCGATGGAATGCGGACAGAAAACAGGTTCGAAAGTTCTTAGAACTATTGAAAAAAAATGACATGATAACGATAACTAAAAGTAGACAAAAAGGGACAACGTACGAAATCAGTAATTACAACGACTTTCAAGGAATTTCTGAGGAAATAAGAACAACGAAAGGGACAACGATTGACACAACGGAAGATACAACGAAAGAACATCAAATGGTACAACGAAAGGGACATAAACAAGAATTAAAGAACTTAAGAATTAAAGAATTAAAGAAAGATATTAACAACAACAGCGATTTAAATTTCAAGGATTTTTGGGAACAAAATGGATTCGGAATGATGCTACCGACTGAGCAAGAAAAACTACTTGCATGGGTAGATGATTTTTCTGGTAATCGAGAAATAGTTTTTAAAGCATTGGAAGTTACTTCCGAACAAGGAGCTAACAAACGTAATTATGCATACGTTAATAAAATTCTTAGAAACTGGGAAGAAAGAGGATTTAAAACGGTTGCTGATGTGAATGCAGCGGAAGAGGAAAGGCGAAAGCAAAATGAACAGAAGTATAACAAGCCCGCTTACGGCAAATACAACAAGAATCAGAAACAAGAAGTCTTGCCGGATTGGTTTGATAGCGAGGTAAAACCGCAAGTATCGACAACAGAATCAGAATCAAGCGGAGACTTAGAAAAGAAAGTAGCGGAAATTAAAGCGAAGTTAGCAGAGAGGAACGAGGTGCAGACGTGACAGAGTATGCACTCTACAAATGCGAGGAACTGCTGAAAATAGGCACAGTGGACGAATTAGCAGAGTTTAGAAAAGTAAAGCGTGAAACTATATTTTTCTACGCTACGCCTTCTTACAGAAAAAGAACGTCAGAGAAGGGACTAAGAGTTATAAAACTGGATTAGGAGGAAAACAATGAAAGTATACGAGAAAGATAGAGTGTTTCAAAGGGCAACTAAAGTGGGATGGATGGCTGCACAAGGATCGCAAATTACCATATCAGGGATAGATTTCGCTTTCTGTCCGGTGCGCAGAAACAAAAGTTTAACAATTGATGTGTTTGAGGTTAGTAGTGGGACGTTAACGGCGTCGGTTCCTATTGATATTGTTGATATTTATATCTACGATACAAGAGACGCAGCAATCGAATTTTATAAAGATGAAATTGCACCTGCCGTTATATTCAAAATAAATCATTTTGGAATTGAAAAAGTGAAATCAGCTATCGAAAAATTGAAAAAAGAAATGACAAGCGTTTTCGGAGAGAGACCGGAAATTGTCGATTTAGAGGAGGAAGCAAGGTGACAAAAAATTATCATATTGAAATCCAACAAAGCTTGGGTTCTGACTGGTTAAGAGTACATTCGTTCGACAACTTAGAAGACGCTAAGGATTGTTTAGAATACATGATTGATGACTATCCCGGAATACGATTGAAGGAGGAAAAGTGAATGATGAATCGTGTCGTGCTCGTAGGACGCTTAACTAAAGATCCTGAATTACGTTACACTCCAGCTGGTGTGGCTGTTGCGACTTTTACACTTGCTGTCAATCGACCTTTTAAAAACGGGCAAGGAGAACAAGAAGCTGATTTTATTCAATGTGTAGTTTGGCGCAAACCAGCAGAAAATGTCGCTAATTTCTTAAAAAAAGGAAGCTTGGCAGGCGTTGATGGTCGTGTTCAAACTCGTAATTATGAGGGGAACGACGGTAAACGTGTTTATGTGACGGAAATCGTAGCTGAATCAGTTCAATTTTTAGAGCCTAAGCACAACCTCGCAGAAGGCTCTACATCGAATAATAATCAGAACGGGGCTAATTATTCAAATGATAGCCAAACTAGCTCATATCGAGCTGATTCGAGCCAGAAGAAGGATTCATTTGCAAATGAAGGTACACCGGTTGATATTAACCCGGACGACTTGCCATTTTAAAAAATGAGAGGGGGAGCGAAAATGCCAGCGATAAAAGCAATTAAAAAGTTGCGAAATAGATCAATGAGCATTAGGCAGATGGCTAACGCGATTGCAGAGGTCACGAACTATAAAATTAGCGAGATTGAACAAATGGGGGACGAAGAAATTGAGGCAAAGTATACCGCGTACGTCATTAACGAGGCGAACGAATACGCGAAGTAAATACAATGCGAAGAAAGTAGTTATTGACAATATAAAGTTCGATAGCAAAGCAGAAGCAGCGTATTATCAGCAATTGAAACTATTAAAATTGACTGGTGAAGTAACCAGTTTCGATTTACAACCAGAATTCACATTACAAGACTCGTTTAGAAAAAACGGAAAACTGTATCGAGCGATTAAATATAAAGCTGATTTTCTCGTTCGATACAGTGATGGACATGAGGAATTAATCGACATCAAAGGCATGTTAACAAAAGAGTTTCGAATCAAGCAAAAACTTTTCGAAATGCGGTATATGCAATCAATTAAATGTTTGAAACTAAAAGGCAAAAAATTCATGGAGGTGTGAAAGATGGCGGTATTGGAAGTAACAGAGAACAAGGCTAGGCAGCGGGAGATTATTAGTTATATTACAAATAATGATTTACCTCATAACGAGCTAAAAGAGCTACAACGCGAGCTAAATCAATTGATGAACAGGAACACAGAGGAAAAGAAGAAGGACTATTGGAATAAAACGATAAAAAGGTTTATCGGGAACAAACAATGGAACGACATTACAGTAGCTGAATTCGTTGAAATAAGACACGCAGGCGTACCGGGAGACGCGATTGCGGATTATTTTAAAATAGCTAGATCGACAATATTTAATTTCACACAAAGAAACAAAGAAGAATATCATCGCAGATTTAACACAGGGATTTATCACAAAAGTAAAGAATTCTGGAATGACTAAAATTGGGAGGATTAGCATGATTGATAAAACAGCAAAATTTATAGGGGCGTTTACCATTTATGCGTTGTGGGTGCTAGTTATAATCTTTGTACTAGGAATCATAATTAAAGGCATATGGTGGACATGGAGTAATATATTTTAAACAATCACTGGGGGCGATGATTTGGAACAGCTATTCAACCTACCACAAGTTGAAGACATTAATTATATCCAAACTGTTAGAGCAGTAAAGAAGTTTTTTAAAGATTATTTAATGCTGCGAGTGATAGCAGGAAGTCGTAAATTACCAACACTAACAACAACTTATAAAATTACGCCACCAAACTTCGGGAATGAATTTCATTCAAAAGTAGAAGATGCTGCTATTCATAATGTCGATAATGTTCATGCAGCACAAGAAGCCGTTAAAAGATACGATGCTGTTTTGAATCAGCTAGATCACATTCATAGAAAAATACTGTTTGAGAAGTACATTCATAACTATCAAGACGTTGTCATTATGATTGATATTCCTTACGAAGAACGACAGTATAAGCGCGAGAAAAGGAAAGCTGTTATAGAGTTAGCAACTACACTCAATATTGAAGTGTTAAACTGAAAATGGCACTTTTGTGGCACTTTTTGAGTAAAAAAAGGTGATAAAATGTTATTAGTGAGAAGTGAAGATGATTACAAAAATAAATCATATATTGAGTCTGCGCTCCACTTCTCATTTATAAAAAATACTCGTGGCGGAACAGGTAGACGAAGCACAGGATAGAACTAATGTGGCTAAGAAACGTATGTCTTAGCTTAAAACTCCTGTAAAACAAATTAATTAGTTCATGCAAGGTGCAAATCCTTGCCGAGTATATTATAAAAAACGAACAAGGAGGGAATCACATGTTAAATCATTACATTACTAAATATGCAAATGAAGATGGGCGACGTTTTGCTGTATCATGGATTCAATTGAATTTGTTTGGAAAATGTTATTGCTTCAACATAAAACAGATTATAATTTAAAAATATTAGCTCCGAATTATTCGGGGCTTTTTTGATACATAAAAATAAGGAGTTGATTTATATGTCATTAACAGAAAATGACATTGATTATATTGCGACAGTTCGCAACGTAAAACAGTTTTTTAAAGAATTTCAACAATTAAGAGTTGTTTCGGGATTATCCGCAAAAATAAGATTGAGAAATGACGGATATCTAGAAGAACCAAATTTTAGGTCGTTTCATTTAAATAGCCAAATCAGGCACGGGAAACAAGTTATTATAGGCGCGCAAGGATTAGTGAACGGATTTACCGAAGTGCTTAACGGCATGGATGAATTACAGAGATTGATTCTGATTAGATGCTACATAGATGGAAAGCGAGATATGGCAATAGCATTAGAAACGAATTATGGGATAGCGCAGTATAAAAGAATAAAAAGAAAATCTGTTATAGAGTTAGCAACTCGCGTTGGGGTTGTTGTAAAGAAACAATTTGATGAAGTAAGCTAGGCGGAAGCGTTTTAATGAATTAAAGGGAGTGTGGTGATATGTAGTGAAAATAACCGAAAAACAAAAACGATTTGCGGATGAATATATAAAATGCGGCAACGCTACAGAAGCCGCGCGACTTGCTGGATATAGCTCTAAAACAGCTAACCGTATAGCTACGGAAAACTTGTCAAAACTTGTCATAAAAGATTATATAGACAAGGTTTTGAGTGAATTGGAAGAAAAGCGAGTTATGGGCTATACAGAAGCTATGCAGTTGTTCACTGAAATAGCTCGTGGGGAAATGGAAGAAGAAGTAATTGTTTCAAATGCAGATGGCTTTTCCGTCGTTACAAAGACTGCTGACATCAATCAACGAGTATCAGCGCTAAAAGAGATTGTTAAGCGTCATGTAGCAGGCGGTCGAGATAAATTACAAGAAGAGTTAATACAAGCGCAAATTGATAAGCTAAGAGCGGATACAAAACAAGAAAGCAATCAAGGAACAACCACGATTATCATGTCAAACGTTGACGAAATGCAAGCCTACCTTGATAAGAAGGCAGGTGTTGACAGTGAACGCAACGATTCACAAGAAGTTAACTGATTATCAAGTTATTAATGTCATAGATAAAATTAATCCCGCTTTCTACGACTTATGGTTATCTAAACATAATCACATCATAGCCAAGGGCGGACGTTCTTCTATGAAGTCGTCAGTCATCAGTCTAAAGCTCGTTGAGAAGAAAATGGCTAATCCGCAATCTAATATGGTTTGCCTTCGTAAAGTAGCTAATACACTTTATAAGTCAGTCTATCAGCAGATTAAATGGGCTTTATATGAAATGGGTGTTGCGGACCAATTTAACTTCGGTAAATCACCAATGGAAATTATCCACAAAAAATGGGGAACCGGCTTTTATTTTTCTGGTTGTGATGATCCAGCAAAGCTTAAATCTATGAAAATACCGGTCGGTTATGTTAGCGCTCTTTGGTTCGAGGAATTAGCCGAATTTTCCGGTGTGACTGATATTGACGTGGTAGAAGATACGTTTATCCGCGAAGATTTACCGGATAATCAAGAAGTAACGACTTATATGTCTTATAACCCCCCTCGTAACCCATATGAATGGGTTAATGAGTACGTAGATGCAAGACGTGGTGATGATGATTATTTAATACATCACACTACTTATTTGGATGATGAAAAAGGCTTCTTATCTAAGCAAATCATTAAGAAAATTGAGAAGTATAAGAAGAACGACCTCGATTATTACCGCTGGATGTATCTAGGTGAGGTAATTGGTCTTGGTGATAATGTTTATAACATGAACTTGTTTCAGCCGCTTAAAGTTATACCACCGGACGATAGGATAATAATGATTGACTTTGCTATCGATACGGGACATCAAGTATCAGCTACTACGTGTTTAGCGCTCGGATTTACAGCCAAGAAAAATGTTATCTTACTAGATACGTACTATTACAGTCCCGCCAACCAAGTGGTTAAGAAAGCACCTTCGGATTATTCAAAAGAGTTACGCGAGTTTATGACTAAAATAGTCGCGAAGTATAATGCGCCAGTGGGTATGCAAACGGTAGATAGCGCAGAGGGCGGACTTCGCAATCAGTACTACAAAGATTACGGTGTTAGCTTACACCCAGTCGCAAAGGGTAAAAAAGTAGATATGGTCGACTTCGTGTGTGATTTACTCGCACAAGGTCGTTTTTTTTATCTTGATATTCCAGAAAATCAAATATTCATCGAAGAACACAGAAAATATCAGTGGGATGTTAAAACAGTTAATACAGATAAGCCTGAGGTCATTAAAGAAGAGGATCATACGTGCGATGCTTTTCAATATTATGTAAAAGATAATTTACGCAAATTGGGGCTCAAATATTAGGAGGTGAAAACCTTGATTAATCAAATAATCGCAAGCGTGAAAGGAGTGATGCGGAGAATGGGACTATTGAAAGCACTGAAAGATGTAAAAGACCATAAAAAAGTAAATGCTAATGATGAAGATTATAAGTATATTGACATGTGGAAACGGCTATATCAAGGCCATTACGCTGAATGGCATAATCTCAATTATGAGCATAATGGCAATCCGGTTAACAGACGTCAATTATCTATGAATTTGCCGAAGGTTACGGCTAAATACATGTCTAAGCTTCTTTTTAATGAGAAAGTGAAAATCAATATTGATGATAAAGCCGCTGAGGAATTCGTGCTTAATGTATTGAAAACGAACGGTTTTACGAAGAACATGGAACGCTATATTGAATACGGCGAAGCGATGGGCGGTTTTGTGATAAAGGTTTATCATGATGGCAATAAAAACGTCAAAGTTTCATTCGCGACAGCCGATTGCATGTATCCTCTCTCAAATGATAGCGAGAATGTAGATGAATGTGTTATCGCTAATAGTTTTCATAAAAACAATAAATATTATACGTTGCTCGAATGGAATGAATGGCAAAATGATGTATATACAGTAACGACAGAGTTATATCAATCTGACGACTCGGACGAACTTGGTGGAAAAGTAAGCTTAAAATTGTTGTTTAATGATATTGAGCCAGTTGTACCATTGCCGAAGTTTACACGTCCAACATTTATTTATATCAAACCTAACATTGCGAATAACAAGAACTTAACTTCACCTTTAGGCATTTCCGTTTATGCTAACGCATTAGACACATTAAAAACGCTTGACTTGATGTTTGATTCATACTATCAAGAATTCAAATTAGGCAAAAAGAAAGTTTTGGTGCCTTCGAGTTTCGTTAAAACTGCTGTTAACTTAGACGGCTCGACTTCACAGTATTTCGATTCAACCGATGAAGCATTCTTTTTGTATCAAGGTGACCAAGACGACAACGGCAAAGCAATAAAAGATATATCTGTAGAGATTCGCTCAACTGAGTTTATCGAGTCTATAAACGCAATGCTACGCATTTATGCGATGCAGGTTGGGTTAAGCGCTGGCACATTCACTTTCGATGAAAACGGCTTAAAAACAGCTACAGAGGTCGTAAGCGAGAAGTCAGAAACTTATCAAACTAAAAACAGTCATTCGCAACTAATCGAACAAGGCATAAAAGAAATGATTGTGAGCATTCTTGAGGTCGGGAAATTTATCGAAGCTTATAGCGGCGAAGTAGTTGAGTTAGACACTATTACAGTCGATTTTGACGACTCTATAGCGCAAGACGAAGATACAACTATCAATCGTTACACAAACGCTAAAAATCAAGGTATGATTCCGCTAAAAATTGCTTTACAGCGCGCTTGGAATATTACTGAAGCTGAGGCTGATGAGTGGGCTGAAATGTTAGCAAAGGAAAAACAAGCGGAAATGCCTAACAACGACATGACCGGGATATTCGGCGAAGAGGAGTGATATAGATGGCACTAACTCCGCGGCAACTCGACTTATTTGTGCAGCCGGTCGTTGATGTATACACAACGCTCGAAAATGAATTGTTCACTCTTATTGTTCGACGACTGAAAACAAAGAAAAATATCAGCGCTGACAATGTGCTGGCTTGGCAAATAGAAAAACTTAATCAAGTTCACGCATTAGATCAGCAAATGATAAATAAAATTTCCAAAGCTTCCGGCGTATCAGCTAAGAAGCTTTTTTCTATTGTCAAAGACGCAGGATACAGCGATTTAAAACAAGTAGATAACTATTTCAGCAAATTAGCTGAAGCAGGTGCTGCGTTGCCACTAGTGAGCGATGGACAAACGATAGTCGATAAAGTAATGAGAAGTTATTTTAAGTTAGCACAAAGCAACTATAATCGCGTCAATCAAACGATGTTATCGCAAGCAAGACAAATCTATTCAGACATCATACACGAAACGACACAGAGCGTTCTGGCTGGTTTAAAAACACATAGACAAGCATTAGCTGAAACAGTAACTAAATTCGCTGAAAATGGTGTTCCTGCACTTGTAGACAAGGCAAATAAAAGGTGGACACCTGAAGCTTACGTCCGGACTGTTACAAGGACAACGGTTAACAGTGTTTATAACAGCGTTGAAGATGAGCGAATGAATGAATATGATGTTGATTTAGTGCGTATTTCGCAACATGTAGGCGCACGTCCAACATGTTCACTTGTTCAAGGTAAAGTTATCTGTTTGTTATCTGTTGAAGAAACAAAAACGAAATACGGCAATAAATACATGTCTATTTATTCACCGGAACTCAGATATGGATACGGCGATGGTGTTTTCGGCTGTAATTGCCGTCATCATCGTTTTGCTTTTATTGAAGGCATTAACATTGCGCCAGACGAAAGCGAGTTAATAGACGAAGAAGAGAACAAACGCGTTTATATGCTAAGTCAGCAACAACGGTTAATGGAACGCGACATAAGAGCGGCTAAACGCAAACTGTCAGCTGCCGAAGAGCTCGGCGATGATCTAGCAGTTAAAAAGGCTAAACAGGCTGTCAGAACGAAGCAAAGCAAGCTAAGAGCATTTGTAAAAACGCACAATTTAACAAGACAGTATAGCAGAGAAAAAGTATATGCCTAACATTCGACCTGAACGAAAGTCGTTAAAAGTCGGCTCTCGTGATCGTATCACGTAAAAACAACGTAGGAGGAATAAGAAATGGAAAGAGACTTTTTGAAGGAATTAGGCTTGGAAAAGGAAACTATCGACTCTATTATGGCAGAACACGGTAAGTCGATTCAGAACGAAAAGGACAAGGTAACATCAGCGGAAGCAGAAAGAGACGGGCTTAAAAGCCAGCTTGCGCAACGGGACGATGATATCGAAGCTTTAAAAACTGATTCCGGAACGAGCAAATCTTTAAAAACTCAATTGGAAACACTGCAAGACAATTACGAAACTTTGAAAAAAGATTCGGAAGCTAAATTAGTAGAAACTCGCAAAGGTGCAGCACTTGATTTAGCTTTAGCAAATGCGAAAGCAAGAAATCCGAAGGCTGTAAAAGCTTTACTGGATAACGACAAACTAGAACTAACAGACGAAGGTTTGAAAGGACTTGACGAACAGCTAGGAGCATTGCAAGAAAGCGATGCTTATTTGTTTGCTCAAGAAAGCGAAAATGTAGCACTCAAATGGGGCGTAAGCGGAAACCAAACAGGCGGAACAGGGGAGGAAGGCGCATTAAAGCTGCCTAACCAGGTACTAAATGAGCACAGAATCACCAAATAATTATTAAACGGAGGTAATAAATTATGGGTTTTAATCCAGATACAACGACAATGCAAAATGCAAAAACAGGTTCTATTCCGATTAATATTTCGGAAAAAATTGTTACAGGGGTAAAAAATGGTTCGGCGGCGATGAAATTAGCTAAAGCTGTTCCAATGAACAAACCGGAGGAAGAGTTTACTTTTATGAGTGGTGTAGGTGCTTTTTGGGTAGATGAAGCGGAACGCATTCAAACAAGTAAACCAACATTCACCAAAGCGAAAATGCGATCTAAAAAAATGGCTGTTATTATTCCAACCACAAAGGAAAATCTAAACTATAGCGTAACTAACTTCTTTAGTCTTATGCAAGAAGAAATTGCAGAAGCGTTTTATAAGAAATTCGACCAAGCTGTTTTCACTGGCGTAGAGAGTCCTTATAATTGGAACATTCTTAAATCAGCTACTGATGCAGGTAACTTAGTAGAGGAAACTGTTAATAAGTACGACGATTTAAACGAGGCTATTGGGTTAATTGAAGCTGAGGACCTAGAACCGAACGGAATTGCAACGATTCGTAAGCAACGCGTTAAATATCGCAGTACTAAAGATGGTAACGGTATGCCAATTTTTAATACTGCAACTTCGTCTGGTGTAGATGACGTTTTAGGCCTTCCAGTTGCATATACCCCTAAATATACATTTGGTGGTAAAGATATTTCGGAATTAGTTGGTGACTGGAATCAAGCGTACTACGGCATCTTGCGCGGCATTGAGTATGATGTTTTAACGGAAGCGACTCTGACAACGGTTAAAGATGAAAAAGGTGAACCAATTAACCTAGCTGAACGTGATATGGCTGCATTGAAAGCTACTTTTGAACTTGGATTCATGGTTGTTAAAGATGAAGCCTTTTCTGTTGTTCAACCAAAAGCGGGAAACTAATGGCGGCGCGGTCGGATGAAACTGATAGCGCGCCGATTCAAGACTTTTCAACTATGACAGTAGCAGAATTGAAAGAAGAGCTTGTGACTAGAAATATCGAATTTGCAAGTAATGCGAAAAAAGCGGAGTTGGTAGCTCTGTTGGAAGGTAGTGATTGATATGCCTTACACTACTTTAGAATTTTACAATGATGAATACGCTGGGGAGCATTTGGAACAGGAAGAATTTGCCAAACTGTTAAAGCATGCTGAAAGAAAAATTGATTCAGTGACATTTTACCGAATACGCAAAAGTGGGATTGAATCGTTTAGCGAATTTATTCAACAGCAAATACAGTTAGCTATCTGCAATCAAATCGAGTATTTTAAAGAGGCGGGCGGAACAAGTGAGCTAGCTGTATCTAAGCCGGATAATGTGAGCATCGGAAGAACTTCTATTAGTGATAGTAACTTTGCATCAACCGCCACATCACTTAATAACGGGCTGATTGGAAGCGATGTGAGGTCTTATTTAGCACCAACAGGCTTACTTTATAACGGGGTAGGTGTTCGCTAATGAAAGTAGTAAAACCGATAACAAACGCCCCTCCGTTGCCTCTTGACTGGCTAATTCATAACATTAGTTATGAAGCGTATAAAGAAGAAGATAGACACAATCAAGTCGTTTATGAACAAGGTATAGAGATTGAGCATGTTCGTGTCGACTTCTCAAAATCAAATCAAATCGCGGGATTATCTGATAGTGATAGATATGATGCGATTATTTTTATTGATGCGGTGAATAGTATGAACGTACCAGATGACTTTATCAGCAGATCTAGAATTTTTTTCTCTGGAAAAGCTTATAAGATTGTCAAAGTTATACCTTGTTACGCGACCTCTGAAAATGCGCATCACTGGGAAATAGAGGTGATTTGATGCCGATTAAAATTCGTGTGGACCTCTCAAAAGCAAAAGGGAGCGTAAAAAAGGCGAAAGAAAGAGGTCAGTTTGCTTTAATTAATCAAGCGGCCGCTGATATTGCGCTTTATGTGCCGTTTTTAAGCGGTGACTTGTCAAATCAATACGTTATCATGAATGACAAAGAAATTATGTGGACATCTATTTATGCACGACGGCTGTATAAAGGTATAAACTTCAATTTCACACTAACACACCATCCGTTGGCTGGTCCTGAATGGGACCAACGGGCAAAAATAGATAAAATGGACGTCTGGGAAAAAGTAGCGCAAAAAGCGGTCGAGGAGGGACTATAATGTCATTGGATTTTTTAGATAGCGTCATGGATGCTATCGAAAACAACGTCGATTTAAAAGATATGAAATTAAGAACAGCGATATTAAAACCTGAATCAATTGCTTTGCTACTGACTCCAAATAACGACAAACAAGGTTATCAAGACGGCTCTTATGAGCGGTCTTTTTCTTTTAACCTAAATGCTTCTAGCAAGCAAGAAATGAAAGTGATTGATGTGTTGAATGCCATTTCTGCTTATTTTGATAATGCGGAAATTGATAGTATTCAAAGCCAAAATGGAAGCTTTGTTTTGGAGGATAAAGAAACAACTAGCGTTACGAATATTGTTTCCGTTAGCGATGATGGGACTTTTATTTATAGTGCTGGTTTCAAAATCAAATTATATATTGAAAGTGAGGAAAAATAATTATGGCTAGAATTAAAAATGCGAAAACAAAATACTTTGTTGCTGAAATTGTTGATGGAGTGGGGGAACCAGTTTGGAAACGCTTATCAAAATGGATTACAAACGTATCTGATGATGGTTCTGACAACACAGAAGAACAAGGGGATTACGATGGAGATGGAAACGAAAAAACGGTTGTTTTAGGTTATGCAGAAGCTTACACGTTTGAAGGGACACACGATCGTGAAGACGAAGCGCAAAACTTAATTGTCGCTAAACGCAGAACGCCAGAAAATCGCGGGATTATGTTTAAAATCGAAATTCCGGATACTGAAACAGCTATCGGCAAAGCAACTGTATCAGAAATTAAAGGCTCCGCGGGTGGCGGCGATGCTACAGAATTCCCAGCGTTTGGTTGCCGCATCGCTTATGATGAAACACCTACGGTTACAAAACCCTGAGGAGAGCCCGTCCAGCGTCGAAGTGGACCACAATACAATTACCGTTAAAGTAGGAGAAACATTTACTATTAATGCTTCTGTATTGCCAGCGGGAGCTAGTCAAGAAGTAACTTACACTTCATCTAATCCACCGAAGGCAAAAATCAATAGCGTGGGTACAGGTGAAGGCGTAGCAGAAGGAACAGCAAACATAACAGTTGCATCTAAAGAAAGTCCTTCTATCAACAAAGTAGTACAAGTAACAGTAGAAGCAGCAGTTTAAATAAACGAAGCCCTTACTTTTGTAGTAGGGGCTTTTAAATTGGAGGAAATCATACATGACACAAAATAATGTAATCAATATTCAATTAGAAGAATCGTATCAAGAGTTTCAGCTTGGCACGGAACTGTTTAGAGTTGGTTTGGGTGATGAAATGCGCCACAAATGGATTGAAGCAGATGAGAAGTACAAGAAGAAACTGGAAAAATTAAATAAATACAACATTGATAATACAGACGAAATGAGTTCAGAAGATTATTTTGCTTTAGAAGAAGATGTTAAAGAAGCTTTAACTGAAGCATATGCAGTTTTATTAGATGATGAAGAAGCATTCGCTAAATGTTACAAGCAGTGCAAAGATATTTTAAAAATGTATCAAGTTTATGATCAAGTTGCAGAAAGTATCGTTGGTTCAGTAGAAAAACAACAAAATGAAATTCAAAAGAAATATCAAGCTAAAATGACTAAAAAAGCGAAGTGATATAAATGCTTTCTCTCGCTGATGGAATAGATGATATTTACGTTTATAAAAATGAAAAATATCAACTTGATTTATCTTTTGATAATGTACTTCGAGTAATTGAGTTAACAGAGAATAATCAGCTGACAAATGACTTTAGAGTTAACCTTGCAGTTGATGTTTTATTCGAAAATGTAATGCCGTGGAACCCTTATGATGAAGACAACCCATTTTCGAATATAGAAGAAAAATCAATCGTGTTACTTGATATCTTTGAAAATTATATAGTTAAAGATAATGACGAAGGTATTCAGTGCGATATAGACGGTAATCCAATGCCGAGCGCAACCAATGAAGATGGCGAAGAACCTGCTTATTATTCACTAACACAAGATAGTGACTATATTTTTGCTTCATTTTTACAAGATTACAATATCGATTTAATAGAAGTACGGGGAAAGCTCCACTGGTACAAGTTTAGAGCTTTATTTGAGAGCTTGCGAGACGACACAGCTATTAAATCTATCATGAGCATTCGACAGGCTGAATTGCCAAGTGGAAAGGGAACGGAAAAAGAACGTGATGCACTAATCAAGTTGAAAAATCATTACAAATTAAAAGATTAGAGGTGAGAACATGAGTGATGGATCAGTAGTAATTGAGATTAGTTTAGACGATACAAAAGCAGACAAACAGCTTGATACGTTCGAAAAAGATTTGGCAAAAGCGGGGACTAACGCGGGGGCGGCATTAGATAAAGCATACAGAGAAGCGGTATCTGATATTGCAAGTCAATCAAAACGATTAAAAGACACGTTTGTAAATGCGTTTAAATCGATGGGAAATGCTGGATCAAATGCTTTAAAAGCTAGTTTAAGCTTTATGCGTGAATTGCCTGCAAATGTTGGTTCTGCATTATCCAAACTCGCCTCAACTGTCAAAACTGGGTTCGTAAACGCTGCTAAAGCATCTATTACAGCGGTTAAAAATCTTGGAACGAGTATCAAAAACACAGCAGTTAATATCAAAAACGGCTTCTTTTCAATTGCTAAGACAGTGCAAAGTAGTATTATGTCAGCTGTTAAAATATCAATTAATGTCATTAAATCCATCCCTAGCGCTATTAAAAGTGCTGGAAGTAGTATTAAATCAGCATTAGTAAGTAGTTTACAAGCAGCTAAAATGGCTGCTATTTCTTTTGCCCAAACAACTGTAAAAGTTATTAAAAGTATTCCAGGAGCAGCTAAAACAGCGGCTACAGCAGTGAAAAACAGTTTCGTAGTAGCTTACAAAGCGGTGGTAGTTGCTGCTTATATGAGCGTAAAAGGAACTATTAGCGCTGTGAAAGCTATTCCTAACGCAACAAAATCAGCGGCGTTAGCAATAAGTAGCGCAATGAAAACAGCGTTTAGCGCAGTAGTGAGTGCGGCGAAAACAACAGGAACTACCGTAAAAACAGCACTAACAACTGGTTTTAGTGCAATTAAATCTGGAGCGAAAACAGCTGGTCAAGTTGGAATATCAGCGTTAAAAGGGCTCGGAAACATTGCTAAAAATACTGGTTCACTAATCAAAAATGGATTAGTTAGTGGTTTTAATGCGGCTAGGTCAGCAGCTAAAGGTGCAGGCGCTGGGATGCGTGAAGCGCTTAAAAATTCAGTTGAAAGACCGGCAGAACAAGCTCGATTTAGTATTCTCAGATTAGCGGCAGCGTTCGGATTAATTGCAGCAACTAAAAATGTTGTGGGCAGTGCTATTGGTCGTGTTGATACGATTGATACAGCGACTAAATCACTGACAGTCCTTACTGGTTCAGCTAAAGATGCGCAGCTAGTTATGACAGACCTAACAGCTGCCATTGATGGTACACCAATCGCGCTTGATGCTGTCGCATTAGGTGCTAAGAAAATGGTCGCGGCTGGTATGCAAGCGGCGAATGTAAAACCTGTTTTCACCGCTATTGCTGATGCGGTTTATGGTGTTGGTAATGGTTCGGAATCAATAGACCAGATGACAGATGCTATTTCAGCTTTACAAGCATCTGGCGTCGCTTATTCGGATGATATTAACAGATTAGTAGATGCTGGCGTTCCTGCTTGGCAAATTCTAGCGAACTCGACAGGTAAAAGCGTCGGAGAAATGAAAAAATATGTATCTGAGGGGTCGCTGGAATCAACTAAAGCTATTGCAATGCTAACGAAAGGTATCGAAGAAGGTACTACAGGAATGGCTGGTAATACTGCAAAAATGGCAGGACTTGCAAAAACAGCAGGTAATACTATTAGCGGGTCATTTGCAAACATGAAAACAGCAGCAGTTAAAAGCTTGGCCAACATTGCAGAAAATTTAAAAGGCCCGATTATTCAAGCGCTAGATGTTGCTAAAAACGCATTTAAACAGTTTGCGTCAGTAACAGCTAGTCCAGAGTTTCAGAAAAAACTTTCTGATATGATTCAGAAAATAAAAGAATTAATACCTGTTATGGTAAAGCTTGCCCCAACTATCTTGAAAGTAGTAAGCGCTATGTTGGCTTTGCAAGCTGTTTCTAGTGTATATGTAGCTTTTTCAAATATAGGGAAAATGTTTGTTCCTTTGAAGAACGGTCTTTTTGTTATTGCTACAGGTTTCATGAAACTGGCAAAAAATATTAGACACCCTATCACTGCTATAAAAAACCTAGCCTTTGCAATAAAATATTTTATTGTAACTTCTGGCGCAGTAATAGCTATTGTAGGCGCTGTAATTGCAGTTTTATATGGCATGTATGCAGCTTTTAAAGAAAATACAGCAAATATTAAAGGCTTTCTATCTGGAATGTTCGATGCAGTTAAAAACTCTTTCGGCAAGATAGTAGATGTTTTTAAACAAATAGTATCTGCTTTAAAACCCGTTGGGAGCGGATTTAAAGATATATTGAAATATATTGGTGTTGGCGTTTGGGTCGCTTTTGGTATTGTGTTAGCGACTGTCGTTGATATTATTCAAGTGCTAGCCAGAATTGTTCTGGTTGCGATTAAAGGTTTACAGGGGCTTTATTATGCTATTAAAGCGGCGTTTCAAGCACTCAGTGGCGACTTAAAGGGGGCTAAGAAAAGCCTAGAGCAGTCAAAAGAGGCTTTTGTAGATGCTGGTTCTGCAATTAAAGACGCATTCAATAAAGATAATTATGCCCTAACTGGGACAATTGAATCGCTCAAAGAAATGGGAGGAGAAGCAGAAAAGACTGGAACAAAAGCGGAAACGTCGAACAAAAAAATATCTAGTAGCTTGAAATTAGTTGAATCAACAGCAAAGCAGACAGAAGCAACTGTTTCAAAATCAAATCAAGCAATAGATACAATGCTATCTGGCGGTGTAGATCAGTACGGCAATAATCTTAGTGAGAAAACTAAATCATTCTTAAATGCAACCAAAGAACTTTACGGACAATATCAAGAATCAGCTAAAAAGTCGCAAGATAAATATAGTGCTGCTATGGAAAAAGCGCAAAGCTTAGAAGGAGATAAACGTAAAAAAGTTATAGCAGATGCAAACGCAACGTTAGTAGCAGAGATTGACAAAAATAACGGTACCCTTTTAACTCTTCAAGCAGATTATGCAAAACTACTAAAAGGCAATAAATGGGTCGACGGCACAGAATTAACTGCACAACAAAAGAAATTTTTACAACAACAAACGGCAGATATTCAAGCAGAGTTAGCAAAACAAAACCAGCTTTATGTAGAAGGCAATTTGCTGAAATTAGCAAACGGCAAGACGTTAAACGAAAAAGAACGCGCTACAAGCATTGAAGTGCAAAAAAGCTTATATGGCGATAGAAAAAAAGCCGTTGAAACAGGCGAAAAAGAACTAGCTGATTTGAAAAGAAAAAAAAGCGACGCTACAACTGAAACCGAAAAAGCAAACTATCAAATTCAAATTGACGAACAAACTAAGAAGAACAAAACATTAGCTGGAAACTTACAAAAATGGGCTAGTGAAATGAATGCTATTATCGCGAACGGCGGGACTTTAAACGCAGAAACTTTTGCAAAAGGTTTGTCAGAAATGGGAAATATTAGTGATGAACAATTAGGTGCCGTTTGGCAAGACTTTGTAAAAGTAAGTGGTTCCATTGATAATACGTTAGCCGGGCTAGCTGCTGTCATGAGTCAACGCGGAGGCGAAGGAGTACAAGCGTTTGTAACCGCACTTCAAAGCGGAGACTACACAACAGCAGCATTAAAAATCAATGACGACGTTTTAAATACTATTTCAGGGCTTCCGAATAGTATGTTTTTGAATGGTCAGAGCGGAAAAGACCAATTCCTTTTAGCTATCAAATCAGGCGATTTTCAAGGAGCAGGAAAGTTTCTTCTTGATGGCGTAAAAATGGGTGCTGACCCATTACCAGGAGAGATGGAAAAGAATGGTAAAAAATCAGGAGATGCTCAAGCAAAAGGTGTGAAAAGCACCGCTGAAGCAAATAAGTCTGCTGGTAAGGAAATCAAGAATAATGCGAAAAGCGGAGCGTTTGACCCGAATTTGTTCAAAATGACAGGTTCGAAAAACAGCTCAGGGTTTAATAACGGTATTTTAGGCGGAAAAGATGGGGCGTTTTCTGCTGGAACAAGCGTTGGAGGTTCTGCGAAAAGCGGGGCAGCTTCGGTTGATTCTAGTGGAGTTGGTTCTGATTTCGCGGCAGGTTTTGCGAACGGAATTAGAAGCGGGGCGGGAGCTGTAGGAGAAGCTGCTGCTAGTATTGCAGCGAAAGCATTAGCAGCTGTACAGAAAAAACAAGACTCGCATTCACCTTCTAAGAAATCTAAAAAACTAGGTGGCGATTTTGGTTCTGGTTATTCGCTGGGAATTGCGAGCAAAACAAAAGCAGTTACGAAAGCGGCAAGTAATCTTGTCGCAGGAGCGTTAGGGACTGAAAAGCAAATCAAAAAACTATCTAGTACGTTGAAAGACAAAGTATCCTCAGCTATTGACGCAGGTTTGCATTCTAAGAATAAGAGTCGTGGTCAACTCAAACAAGCTAAAGCATTAAATAGCATTGAGGGTTATATCGCTCAACAAACAAACAGATTAGCTGCAACAGCTAAGAAACGTGATAAAGTAGTCGCTCAATTAAAAGCCGCTAACACAAAAATGGCAGACTTGACGAAGCAAAGTAAAGAGTATGCAGCTTCAATCACTGAAAAAATGCAAAGCTATGGTTCTATTAGCAACGTAGACGCAGAAAATCCGCAGTCGATTCAGCAAGAAATGCAAAAACGCTTAAAAGAAATCAAAGCTTTTCAAGCGAATGTGGAAAAATTGCGCAAAAAAGGCGTTAGCAAGGACATTATAAGCGATATCTTGGAATCGGGAGTAGAGAACGGTTCATCTTATGCGCAAGCTCTTGCTAAATCTGATGCTAAGACAATCAAAGCGATTAATAGCACGCAGAATCAAATCAATTCAGCATCTAAGTCAATGGGTAACACAGCTGCTAATGCGATGTATTCCGCTGGTATCAACGCGGCAAAAGGTTTGATAAACGGGCTTAACAGTCAGAAAAAGCAACTTGAAAAAACAGCTAAGAGTATCGCTAGCACGATCACTAATTCAGTTAAAAAAGCGCTTAAAATCCATTCACCTTCACGCGTGGCTATCGAGCTTGGTAAATTCTTTACTGGCGGTCTTGGAAATGGTGTTTTAGCTGGCGCTAAAGGTGCGGTTCAATCGACTAACAAAATGGTCGATAAAGTAGTAAACGCAGCTTCTAATATGACCGTTCCGACTATCACTTTGCCGAAAGTTTCAGCTGAAAAAGCGTTGGGGCTAAAAAGTAGCGATCTAAACAGGACTATTACAGTCAAAGCTATTGTAGAGAATGAATCTAAAAATAATAGTAATTCTGACTTAATCAATGCAATTGAAAAATCTGGCGGTAGGCCTATTATTTTAAATGTTGATGGAAAAGTTATTGCTGATAGCACTAATAATCACCTAGGCAATTCGACTTCATTAGCATTTTACGGAAAGGGGCTATAACATGGCTACATCACTAGCATTAGTAATTGAAGGTAAAACATATATGCTTAATGAATTATTTGATTTAGAGGTAGGAGAAGTGAGCAGAGAACCGCCACAAATAGTTAATAATTACACTGAATTCGCTGGTTCTGATGGCGCCAGAACAACAGATAGTAACTTTAGTATGTTTCCTATCTCTATTTTGTGCCATTTTCAGACTAAGACAGCGGATTTATATCATATTAAATTAGATGAGTTATTGGAACTTATTTATCAGAGAAAAGAATACTTTTTAGTTCATTCTAAAACGCCCGGCAAAAAATATAGAGTACATCCGAGTGGCGTTGGTATTGACCGTAAAGCGCCGGGATACGCAGATTTAACGCTTGAATTCGATGTGTTTCGTGGTTATTCAGAGTCAATAGGTTCAACGCTAAGCGACACAATTCTAGACTGTGAAAAATGGCAGTTTGGACAAGGTTTGGCGATGGAAGATTATAGATATATTCATACGAAAAACAGATTTATTATATATAACGGCGGTAGTTTTGACATAGATCCGCGCGAACACCAGTTAACCATAACGATAAGAGGACAAAATGAAGGAGAATTAGTTATTAACAACATTACAACTGGAGATAGATTTATCTATTATCCTGCTCTAAGCGCTACAGACACGTTAGTAATTGACTCTGCTACACCTAGAATAAACGGTAATCCTTGTGGGCGCTCAACAAATCACGGTTTAATAAGTTTGCAAAAAGGAGAAAATCTTATCGAAATTAGTAATACCAGTCATTTAGACACGAAATGGGATTTCTCCTTTCTGTATAAGTAGGTGAATGTATGAATAGCGATATTATAGTTGCTGATTTTTGGAAGAATAACGAGGAAATATTAACAGATTTCGATAAAGATAGTTTTTGCGAAAGCTGGACAGAAAATGAGATGTGGAGCATTGAGTTTAAGGTAGCGCAAACTCCCAAAAACGCTCACTGCTACTCTTTTTTAGATTATGAAAGCTCTGTTTATTTTAGAGGTCAAGAGTTTGTTGTAAAACAATTAAGTCATGACGCCGTTGGAAAAACGCTATCGAAAGATATTGGAGCGCCTCACATTTATTATACATGTCAGGATGGACGGCAAGACGACGCTATAACAGGTTCTTTTACTTTAGAACAATGCTTAACTCATATCTTTAAAACTGATAACAGAGGCTTCTCGTGGGAGATACTTGACCCTTCCAATCTGCTCGAAAAAGTTCAACAAGAAAACTTTGGAAATAACAACTACTTAGCACTTATTGATCAATTACTCGATGATTATGGAGTGGTCGTTATTCCAGACAACAAACATTTGATTTTTAAACCGCGCGAAATTTACGGAGCTAAAACAGAAAATTTTATTCGTTATAGATACAATACAGATGAAGTTAGTTTTGATATTGATACCTTGTCCTTAAAAACAAAAATAAAAGGATACGGAAAAGTAGATAGTAACGGGAACAACTATTTTCCCCCGATTACTTATACTAGCACGGAAGTAGAAAAATGGGGTGTTCGTTGGCAAGAACCTATTTCTGATGAACGCTACACGGTCGCCGGCAATATGCAAAGGCGACTGAAATTAGAACTGCAAGATTATCCTGCTACAACTGGTAGCGTTACTTTAAAACAAGAATATGACTGTGAAAAAGGCGATTATGTTCTATTTATTTATGAACCGCTTGGCATTGATTATGATGTACAAATAGTCGCTTACAAAAAATATCCTTTTTCATTGAAAGTAACAGAAATAACGCTATCAAATAATAAAAAATCTATTGTGTCAATAATGGCTCAATTAGCTAAAGCAATGAAAGGAGTGAAATAGATGTTAAATCTTGAAAAATGGGGAAATACACTTTTTGATTCTAATAAGTATCAGCAGTTTAATGCTAATATGGAAAAATTAGAAAAAGATTCATTAGCAAAAGATGTAGATATAAATGCAACCAATAACAGAATTGATAACGTTGTTTTAGAAGCTGGTGGAAATAATATTACTGAAGTAGTAGATGCTAGAATTAGCAAAAACGGTCAAGTCTACAACACTCTAAACGCGCGGCTAAATGCTGACTATTCAGCGATTGCAAGTGATTTAGCTGAATCAAATGCGCTACTTCAAACAGTAAACGAAGAAAATAAAGTATTAAAAAGTAAACTAGATGAATTGTACGGTAATTCTGCATCAAATATTGAGTACTATGTTAGTTCAACAAACGGAAATGATGTAACAGGAACAGGAGCTATTGATGCACCATTTAAGACGATTCAAAAAGCTGTAAATATGGTTCCGAAAGTAAAAGTAGGAGGCTTTATTTATATCTTTTGTGAGCCGGGGCAATATAACGAAGATGTAGTAGTACAGTCGTTCAGCGGCGCAGAATGCTTTTATATCCAGCCTACCAATTTAGCAACAATCGACCCGACAACTGGACAAACAGGTTTTTTTGTTAAAAGTATCCTGTTTTCTGGCATCATGTTTCAGTGTGTCGTTCAAGGTCTGAATTCAATGAGTACAGCAGTAAACAACAGTTCTACAGTTATTCAATTCGCGAGGTGCTGGTACGGTACAGTAACTAAATGTCGATTTGACACTAATTTAAAATCTACAAACATTACAACTGTGCAATACAATCAATCGCGAGGTAACTGTTATAGCAACTATTTTAAAAACCAGAACATCATTATGTCGTCTGAGTACATGGGACATGCTTTATTTGCATCAACAAATACATGCGAAGCAACTTCGAATGTCGGCTTAAAAGCTGCTAGCGGAGGCATTTTGGTTAAGTCTGGTACGCCAGTTTTAAACGCTACTACCGCAGAATTGAAACAAGCGGGAGGTCAGATATTCTAATGACAAATCAAATCTTTAAATCAGCTATTCTTAATTTTTCTGTTAGTGCACAGAACGCTAAAGCTAATGTTCCTCAGATAAGGTTTAGTACGCAAGACTCTGGAGGGACTGCGCGATTAAAGTTTACTGCAAAAAAAGATGATAACAATTTACCACTTTCAAGCGCGGCAGAGGTAACGCTTGCTATGGTATTGTCTGTTGGCAAAAAATACGAAAGTAGCTACATTGTTAATCCAGAAATAATTAACAGAACAGAAGGTGTTTTTGAATACTCATTGACTGATGAGCAAATAAGTCACGACGGACAAGCTAATGCAGAATTGTACGTTAAATATCCAAATCAAACAATGCAAATCAATCGTTTTAGTTTTGTTATTGAAAAAGCGATGATTGATGATAATTTTTTGCCCGTTGCTACCTATTATGTTGAAAAATGGGATGATTACGAGAAAATATTTAACGAAAAAGTGGAAATTCTTCAAAATGAAATTGATGATTTGCAAGGACAAGCTACTGAATTAAAAAACACATTCGATAGTCTTAATCCAGACCAATTTCCCCAAAAAGCAGATTTTGAAAATCATATAAACAACACAAACATTCATGTGACGATGACTGATAAAACAAATTGGAATACAAAAGAAAATACCGCGGGATCACAAGCAAAAGCGGATAGTGCATTAAACTCTGCTAAAGCATATACAGATAGCAAGATGGATAGTTACGGAGCTTGGATAAATGTACCCCTCGCCTCTGGTTACTCAACTGGCGACAGTAATACACCTCAATATCGACTTGTAGCAAAACAAACTTCTACTGGTTTGAAAACTTTTGCTGAATTCCGCGGATCAGTTGCTGGTACATTTATTAGTACAGCAAATAGTACTCTGGCAACAATGCCCACCGGCACAAGACCAATTGTCACTTATTACGGTGCTGCCACTTCAAACAACGGGAACGGTGGTCGTATTGCTATTCCCGTTGACGGAAAGCTATTACAAGTGTCATCTACAGATAATGCTAATCCTTCGTACGTAAGCCTTTCAATGATATTATACGAAGTTGGCAATTAGGAGGAGCAAACATGAACTATAAACAGTTTTACGCATATGATGAAAATGGCAATTATCTCGAAACAATACTTGTGTTTGAAGATGAAAAAGGTTTAATCAATCAACCGAAAAATTCTACAAATATTGAACCTTCCATAATCGAAAACGGCATAGCAAGAGCAATGTATTATCCGCGTTGGAATGGGGAAGATTGGGACGAAGACAAGAAAAGATGGGAATTAGAAAATCCAATCATACCCGCAGAAAAAACGGAAATAGAAAAATTAAGAGAGGAATTACTACTCACCCAAGAAGCGTTAGCGGCATTGTTCGAAAGTAATTTAGGGTGATGACATGGCTTATATGATACCAATTTATGTGAATTTAGTGATGAATAATCGAAAAACTATTGAAGAAGTTCCTGCGAATTTGCGAGGGCAGGTAAAAGCAAAAGTGGATGAGTTAAAACAAGAACAACAACGAATACAGTCAGAAGAAATAGAAGCCGAATAGGCTTATTTTTTATGGAGTGACAATGAGGAGATGATGAAAATTGGCACTGGGGAGTATATCAATAGCAGGGATGAGCGTAGGCGAGTTAATAGCGTTAATCAGCCTAATAGCCGCTATTGTAGGATTTGTAATTAGGTGGGCGCTAGTCGCACCTTTGAGAAACATGATTGATTCGCTTGACATTACATTAAATAGTCTGAGAGAAGAAATGTCAGAAAGCAAAAAAGACCGCATCAGCTTAAGAGAGAAGCAAAACGATCATGATAAAGAAATCGCTTTATTGAAGCGGGAGGACAAAGCTATTTGGAAGTATATAGCGAAAACTGAGAAGGAGGAAAAATAATGAAAATTAACTGGAAGGTAAGA